CAAAGAATATTACTTGAAAGAATTACTTTATGAAAGTCATCTAACTAATCAAAACTTAATAGTAAAATTAAACGATTTAGAAATCAGCCATAATGATTACCTATACCCCGACGTATCAGAACCAGAGCGAATAGAAGAATTTAAAAACGCTGGATTTAACTGCCAACCTTCCGATAAAGATGTGGCTAAAGGAATTGATACAATTCGAAGTCATAAAATCTTTATTACAAAGGATTCTGTGAATTTATTAAAAGAAATCAAAAGCTATAAATGGAAAGTAGACAAAGACGGTAAAGTTACTGACGATCCAGTCAAGGTCAACGACCATTTAATGGATTGCAGTAGATACGCTATTCATACTCATAGTTTAATAGCCGAACCGGATATACATTTTATATAGCTCTTGACAAATGGTTAAAAATATGATACAAAGAAAGAGGAACAGGTGTCCGACTTACACACAATTCGTTGCGAGCAGTGTGGCTCAAGACTATGCGATGAGAGCATAGAGATCGGCGAGCTGGAAATTGTTTGTTATCGGTGCAATTATAAGAATTATTTTAGTTATGAGTCAAAGATATTAGAAAGTCTGTTTACAGCCGCTATGGCTTAAAAAATTAAAAAAATAGAGACTCCCGAAGTCCGTTTGAGGCTAATTAAGCCCTTAAAAGCGGACTTTTTTGTTAGGAGAAAATATGTTAGAAAAACTTTTCACCAAAGGAATGGCGGAGGTGATAGGAAACGAAAAGCTGTTCGTTGCCTCAGACGAGGTGGAGGACAGGCAGGGCGAGGTGATAGTGCAGGACGGCTGGGATTTAAGAGGTTACAAGGAAAATCCCATAATCCAATGGGCCCACAGTGCCGTAGAGCCAGCGATAGCAACGGCCGAGAAGATTGGGTTCAAGATGATTAACGGGAAAAAGAAACTTGTCTACCAGCCAATCTTCCATCGCAAGACCCCGATGAGCAACTACATTGCGGACTTGGTTGATGCCGGGATTATCAAGGCCTCGAGTGTTGGGTTTAAACCGATAGAGCAGGACGAGAACAAGTACACGAAAGCCGAACTATTAGAAATCAGTTTCGTAAACGTCCCAGCCAACCAGAACGCCTTGAGTTTGGGACTTGCGAAGGGTTATGACCGTGAAGTAATTAAAGAGGTTATGCCTAATGCCGACTTTAAAGCATTAGAGAAAGAGGAAAAAATGGAAGAAAAAATTGAATCAGAATTAAATAAAGGGGTTATCGGTTATACGAAATATCCCCTTTCGACTTCGGGAACTTGGGATGCCGGTGCAGAGGTCAAAGACGCTTCACCCGATGATCTTAAGAAAATGTGTGCGTGGTTTGATTCGGAAAAACCAGAAATAAAATCAAGTTACAAACTCCCCCATCACACTCTAAGCGGATACAAGACCGTCTGGCCAGGAGTGGCGGCGGCAATGGGTGCGGTTATGGGGGCAAGGGGTGGAGTGAATATCCCAGAAGCTGACCGAAGGGGAATCTACAATCACTTGAAAAAACATTATGCAGATTTTGATAAAGAAGCTCCAGAACTTAAAAGTGCCGACGAGATAATCTCTAAGTACATCGAGAACATCGGGGCGGATGAGTTGATTGTAAACCTCACCAGAACTGTCAATAACTTTATGGAAGACTTTAGGGCAGAAGTAGAAGAGAAGAAAAAGATTGCCGAACAGAATACCGAAATGTTTGAGAAGGATATCAAGAAAAGATTTGAAGATTTGGAATTGAATATCCAGGGATTGCAGGAAGGCTTCAAGCCTGGCGACACAGGGCTTGAGCAGAGACTTTTAAACGTTGAAGCGGGTGTCGAACAAATTGCAAAAGATATAAGAGAATATCTAACCTCCCAACCTACGGGGAAAGGGGTTGAAGGTCGAGAACCTAAGATGGCTTCAGAGTCAAAAAAAGACACAACAGGCCGCTTAGCTATTAAGGTCTTGAATAAAGCCGTTGAGGCGATAAACAAGACTTATAAATAGAGGAAAATATGGGAAGAATTAAAGATTTACGAGAAAAAATCGCAGATGACAAAGCAACCGACGAAGAAAAAGAAGAACTGAAAGAGCTTGAAGAAGAAGCGGTTGTCGAGACCGAAGAAGCGAAAGAGGACGAAAAATCCATCGAAGCAGTCGCTACTAAGTTAATGGCAATTATGGAAGCGAAACAAGTTGCTAAAGATAAAGTGGTTGAGGAAAAAGCTGAAACTAAAGAAATAGGATTCGAGGCCGAGTATAAAGCGATGGACGATGACAAGAAAGTCATCACTTGGCTGAGAGCCCTTCGTGATGATGACAAACCAACCTTGAAAGCAATAACTGCCATTACCATTCCTGAAATGGTTAAGTTAAAGGTAATGAATGTTGGCTCGAGTGCTGATGGTGGATATCTGGTTCCGACAATTCTCTACCAGAGAATCGTCGAGGAACAACGGGATATCTCGCAGATTGGTGCAAGAGCGACCGTCATTGATCCTTGTCCTGCAAACCTTAATATCGATTCATTAGTCGGCCGACCGAAGATGTCTTGGACTGCCGAAAAAGCGATCAAGGACACTTCAACTGCAACCTTCAACCAAATCACCCTCACACCTTACACGGTGACTTGTATAGTGACTATTACTAACAAGCTTGAGGAAGACGCTGAAGTTGTGGCTCCAGTTTCGACTTACGTTACTGGTTTGATGGCACAGTCTTTGAACGAAGAGTTAGAGCGTGTGTTCGCAGTTGGCGTGGGAACGACCCAGCCGACCGGTATCGATGCCTATGCGGCAACGGTTCACCGAATCGTGGCGACCCCTGCCAACATCTTGACTTCGGATTCACTGATTGACGTTGTTTCGAGATTGGGTCAGAAGTATCTTGCTAACGCTGTTTGGATGATGAATTCACAGGCGTGGCGGGTAGCGATGCAATTAAAAGATAGCCAAAACAGGTATCTTTTTATTGCCGATCCGACAGGGAAAACCCCTGGTTCACTTCTCGGCTATCCGATCCTTAGAGTCGACTCATTGCCGAACGGACATATATGGTTCGGTGATTTGAAGGGCTATTGGATTGGCTACCGTGGTGGAATCAACGTGGCGAAATCAACCGATGCGACAATCGAAGGAATTGGAAACTTATTCGAAAGAAATATGTTTGCCATCCGTGTTGAAAGACGAGTTGATGCGGAACTTGCCGACCTTGACTCGCTTTGCGTTTTAACTGGAGCGAATTAGGTTGACTTTTTATACGAAGGGGACTCTCTTAGTCCTCTTCTACAAGGAGTTAATATGCGAAAAATCATCATCTTGAAGGGTTACAAAAATTACAAAGAGGGAACTATCGTTATGGTCAACGCCAACGAAGCCCACTCTTTAATTGACGGCGGCTATGCCAAGCTTTACAAAACGACAGAGGTTAGATATGAAGATAAAATGATGAGACCGATGAGAAGATTCAGACGATCCTAACTTGCGAGAGCAGGAGTAGGAGTACCTTGACAAATACTCCTGTAATGAGGGAGTAAATGAATTACACAGAGCAAAACAATACATACTTTGCTAAACCACAAGACGATTGGAAAGACCGTATCGAAGTTGAAATTGGCGACTCAAAACAACCCGAGTTTTATCCTCAACTAAAAGTAATGCGTTGGGACAATGAGGTTAATGTTTCGATACGTTTGAAAACTGATGTAAAGCAAATCCCCTCCAAAGTCGGCGATAAAATCTCGACCACCAATGTAGACTTTTACGAGTTAGACGAAGGTTACGAGTTTGAGGTCATCTTAAAAGAAAAACCCAAGTCCAATGTCATTGAGTTCACTTTAGAGGATAAAGGCGTTGAGTATTTCTACCAGCCAGAACTTACAGCAAAGGAAATTGAAGATGGTTCAGTCAGACCAGAAAATGTAGTCGGCTCTTATGCGGTTTATGCTTCGGAAAACAAGATAAACTACGAAGGTGGAAAACTTTACAGAACAGGCAAAGTCGGCCATATCTTCAGACCACGAGTCATTGACGCTAAAGGAACGGAAGTTTGGGGAGAATTACATATTGAAAATGGAATCCTATCGGTTACTATTCCGCAAGACTTTTTAGACAAAGCAGTTTATCCAGTAAGACACGCCGCAGGATTGACTTTTGGATATACGACGATTGGAGGAACAGGGGATTCCATTGAGGCTAATGGAATAAGAGGTTCTGCCTTTACAATCCCAGCAAATGGAACTGCTATTTCTATAACAGCTTTTCTTGAAGGGTCTCAATATGGTGGGGCTCACTACAAAATGGCTATTTACAAAAATAGCGACTTGAGTCTCATCGGTGGAAGTATCTCTTATGATGAAAGTGGATTCTTTGAATGGCAATCAGCTGATGTATCTGGGGATTTGGTTTCTGGAACAAGTTATATTTTATTGAACTGGTGGGATAGCAATTCTGGGATGGAATATGATGAGGGAGACGCAAATCAAGGTCTTAATAAAAATTTAGCTTACGGTGCTTGGCCTGACCCACTAACAAGTGTTGGGCGTGATACTAATAGATACTCCATCTACTGCACCTATCAAATACCATTGCCTTTCAGTGAAGACTTCGAGGGCGGTAGTCTACCAGGTGATTTCGATTCAGAAGTCGAGACTGGTGCTGGAAACTCAATAAGCATAGACGGCACCTCTCAAATAAACGCAACTTATTCCGCCAAAGTAATTATCGCCGCCACAGGAGATTCGTACTTAATAAAAGAAATCAATGATGTAGCGGAAATGTACTTCCAGTTTCAGGTTAAACTGCCGAGTGGATTTAGCATTTCTGACGGAGAGTATTTTACACTATTAAGTCTTTTAGACTCCATTGATAACGAAAGATTTTATTTAAGCGTAGAAGATTCTGGTTTGAATTTAGCCATTGGCGGAGATGTTGTTTATACAGATACGGGAATAGACCTATCCTCAAACGCCACGACCAGAATTGAAGTTTATGTCAAGAAGAGTGCCACCGTTGGACAGATAAAAATATGGATAAACAACGACAATCAGGGAGCACCAGACTACTCAAGCGGAAACATAAACACAGGAGCGACTGAATTTAATCGATTCTTAGTTGGTGCCACTTATGCAGAAGGTTCAATAGGAACTTACTATATAGACGATTTTATCGCAGATACGGTTTTCACTGGCGGAGAGGTTTCTCCAAGCTCGTCGGCGTCCCCTTCAAAATCGCCTTCTCTCTCGCCGAGTGCATCTTTATCGCCATCACCTTCAGAAAGCCCTTCCAAGAGTCCATCAGCTTCAAAATCCCCGAGTTTAAGTCCTTCAGCGAGTATAAGTCCCTCTCAAAGTCCGTCAAAATCCCCATCCGAGAGCCCCAGTCTGTCTCCGTCTGTAAGTAAGAGTCCCTCTGAAAGTCCTAGTGAGTCTCCGTCTAAAAGTCCGAGCGAATCCCCCTCGGAAAGTCCATCTCTGTCCCCATCGGTAAGTGTAAGCCCCTCGGAGTCCCCTTCCGAAAGCCCATCTCTCAGCCCATCGGTTTCCGAATCGCCAAGCAAATCTCCCTCTAAGAGTCCTTCCGAGTCCCCATCAGAATCCCCTTCATTGTCTCCATCGGCGAGTATCTCCCCGTCACCGAGCGAGTCCCCATCCGAAAGTCCCTCTATTTCGCCCAGTGAGTCCCCGTCAGAATCTCCTTCTGAGTCGCCTTCATTATCTCCAAGCGTATCGGAATCACCGAGCGAATCTCCGTCATTATCTCCAAGCCCCTCGGAATCTCCTTCTAAAAGCCCTTCGGAATCTCCGTCTTTGAGTCCAAGTGTTTCAATATCCCCCTCGGAATCTCCAAGCGAGTCTCCTTCTCTATCTCCTAGTGCTTCAGAAAGCCCGTCAAAAAGCCCCAGCGAAAGCCCCAGTGAAAGTCCGTCAGAAAGCCCCAGCATTTCGCCTTCAGTTTCAGTTTCGCCTTCCATGAGTCCGAGTGAGTCGGCATCCGTTTCGCCAAGTTTCGGAAGTGCAAGTGAGTCGCCTTCCGAAAGTCCAAGTTTGAGTCCATCTGCAAGCAAAAGCCCATCAGAATCTCCGAGTATAAGTCCTTCCATTTCGGTATCACCCTCTGAGTCTCCCAGCGAAAGCCCAAGTGAAAGTCCCTCATTAAGTCCTTCTGTTTCCGAAAGTCCTTCATTATCGCCATCTGTATCAAAATCTCCTTCCGAATCTCCTTCCGAGAGCCCATCTTTGAGCCCATCCGTATCGGTCAGTCCTTCTATAAGTCCATCTCTCAGTCCTTCGGTGAGTGTTAGTCCTTCAGAATCACCATCAGTAAGTCCAAGTCTTTCCCCTTCTATAAGCGAAAGTCCATCTGAGAGTTCCTCAGAATCTCCATCATTGTCTCCGAGTGTAAGTGAATCACCAAGTGAAAGCCCTTCGAAAAGCCCGAGCGAATCGCCATCGGAAAGCCCTTCGATTAGCCCTTCGTTATCGCCTTCCGAAAGTCCTTCACTTAGCCCGAGTTTATCTCCTTCAGCATCGAAAAGCCCGTCCGTCAGTCCAAGTTTATCCCCATCAGCTTCCAAAAGTCCTTCAGTCAGTCCGTCTGAGAGTGCGTCAGTTTCACCAAGTCCAGAGCCAACCGTAATTATTAAATACCCATATAAGAAAAAGAACTTAATCACTAAAAAAAGCAAAATTACAAAAATTAAAAAAATAACTAAGCGAGATAGATAGAAAGGAAATAATGGCTGGATACACAAACGAGCAAAAAATCGAAAACTACCTTCAAGTAGACATAGATGATTCGATATCTGGTTACGTTACCGATTGGATTAACTGGGTTTCTAAATATATCGACAATTATTGTAAGACGACCTTCGAGCCGACCACAACTTCTAAGTATTACGATACGGGCGGGCAGAGAAGGTTGTTTATAGACAATTTAACTTCCGTAACAGCGGTGGAGTTTTTAGACGAGGACGGGGATGTGGACGAAAGTTTAACGGAAAACGGTGACTATTGGTTGTATCCCTTGAATAAGACGACCAAAAACGAAATAAGGTTAGACCCCTATGGTAGACACCCTAATTTTTTAATCGGCTCTAAAAGATTAAAGATAACGGGAGTTTTCGGCGATGCGACCACCGTCCCTCCAGATATAGAGATGGTCGCAACCCAGATGGTCGGGGATTTAATTAAACAGAATACCGGAGAAACAAACGACATCAAGGCCGAGACTCTGGGTGATAGGTCAGTGACTTATTCCGATGCAGAAAAATACCTCTTGCCATACAAGGCAGTTTTAGATAATTATAGGTGTCCAACATTATAGAGGAAAACAATGCGTTACTTTTTAAGCAAAACAATAACTTTACGCAGATTGACGGCGATTGACTCGAACAGGTCGGCCTATTCTGCCACCGGAACTGCCGACGGTTATCCTGCAAGTCTACAAGAACCGAATGCCGACAGGATTCAGATGTATGGCGGGCAGATCGGGAATCTATGGGAGTGCTTTGTCGAGATTGACTGTCCCGCTTTGGAAGGTGACCAAGTTGTCATCTCTAACCAAGTGTATTCTGTGCAAAACGTTAGAGTTGAGGACTTTGCCAGCTTGCCCTACATACGACTTACCATCGTGAAAGCGGGGAACAATGCAGATACGAGTTGAGATAAAAAACCTTAAACAAGTCCAAGCCGCTTTGGCAAAGAGTCCGCAAATAGTTTCGAAACACATCAACAAGGCAATAAATCGGTCAATCTTGGATATAAGAAATGAATCGATGAGTACGACACCAGTCGACACAGGCAGATTGAGGGGAAGTTACCAGACAAAGTTCGGGCAACTACGGGGCGAATTATACCCATCGGCGAAATATGCTTACTTTGTCCACGAAGGCCACAGACAAGAAGTCGGAAGGTTCGTGGCGGCGATTGGAAAGAGATTGGTAGCTCCTTATGTAAAAGGCAATCCGTTTCTTAAGAAGGCGGTTGGCAACGCCGAGAGTAAGGTAAATAAGAATTTTGAGGAAGGATTAAGGGATTCATTACAAGAAATAGCGAGGAGTGCAAGTTGAGCACAGACATAAACAACCTAAAAAAAGAAATTATGAACCGTATCTCGTCGCAGGTGACTACGGTTCAGGATGTCAGTGACTACGATAAAATCGTCTTTAGCGGCTTCCCTGCGGTTACGGTCACGGTTACCGACAATGAAAACGAGTTCTGGTCAGTCGGGGAAAACCAAAGAGCTTTCAATTTTGACATAGACATATACCAGCAGATAAGCAAAAGCACGCAATCGGTCGATGATAATGCCCGTCAGAGTGCTGAGAGAATAGTGGGCAATGTCGTTTCAGAGATGATAGATGCCTTTGACACGTTCGTTGAGTTCGGCGGGACGGCGGACTTCCTGAGAGCCGCACCCTCGACTTGGGATCATATGGAAAGTTCTGAGGGATTTATGAGACACGCGAAAATAAAATTACAAGTAGTTAAATTATATACAACTTAGAAAGGATTCAAAATGGCTTACTTTGTAGGTCGCCGAGGTTCGCTCGGCATAGCAAAGGAAGGAACAAGGGGATTAGCGACTACCCCTTCTTACTGGGTTCCTTACAATTCGATTTCGTTCGATGATAAGGCAGTCGTTGTTGATCAGGAGAGTGCAGTCGGGAGAATAGAGGATTCGGACGCCTCTTTTGTCACTAAGAAATTCGCTGAAGGAGAGTTCGAGTATGACTTAGAAGACGAGATTATCGGACTGATTCTGGCCGGTGTCGCAGGAGCGGCTCCGTCATCAAGTGCCGGTCCGACAAACTTCATCCATACTTATACACTCTCAAACGCAAACCAACATCAGTCGCTTTCGCTTCTGGTCCAAGACCCGAACGTGGCGAGGATGTTTCGTTTGGCGATGATTGACAAGTTCACGATTAACGTCGAGCCGGAAGGACTGGCTAAAGCGACAGTCGCCTTCAGGAGTGCCGCCGGACAGGACTGGACGTTACAGACACCCAGTTATACCTCACTAGGAAACAAGTTTATTCACTCGATGCTTTCGTTCAAGCTGGCAACAGATACCGCTAGCATC